ACTTATCCTAAAAATATCCGCAAAGTTTTTATCGTTCCAAGGTACGAAAAACGCCATACCCTCTCTATGATGGGCATTGCGCAAAATTATTTTCTTAGACTCGGGTAATGGAAAAAAAAAAGATTTTTTTTTTTCTTGACACCAATAAAAAAGCGAAAAAATATGAGCAATTCTATCTGTACAAGCAATCTTACTAGTGGGTTCATCGATTTGGCCACGTACGATGAACTTGAGAAGTACATGTACGGCGGTCCCGATGCGACAGCATACTTTGTACGCCAGACACGCAAGGCCACATGGTTCACGCAGGTGCCCGTCGTTCTGAGTCGTGCCTCGGGTACCCCTGGATTCGGTCAGCAATGGTCCGTGAGCATCTCCCGCGCGGGAGACTACCTCCTGTACACATGGCTCCGTTTCACCCTGCCTCAGATCACATCAGCCACAGCCACACAGGGTCGCCCCAACCAAGGAAACACTGGAACAATCCAGACCTACCTGTCGTGGACGCCCAATCTTGCGCACAATCTGGTTCTTGAGGCGTGCATCACCTTTAACGATCTGGTGGCCGCCCGTTTCGACAACTTCCTTCTGGATTTCTGGTCGGCCTTTACACTGCCCGGATCCAAACAGATCGGATATGCCAATATGATTGGTACAACCAGCGACCTGATCGATCCCTCGCTGGTACTTCCTGCCAAGACACTTAATCTGCCCCTTCCTTTCTTCTATGCCAGGGACAGCGGTGTATCGCTCCCCACGGCCGCCCTCCCCTACAACGATATGCGTCTGAACTTCTCGTTCCAGACACTCTTCAACCTGCTGACAGCCTGGGATGTGACAACACCCAACGGTGGTGGCACAGTGACTTATTCTAATGGGCGCCCCGCTCAAGCCGCCGATCTGCTGAACTCCAATGTGGATCTGTCGAATGTGCAGGTTTGGGCCAACTATGCAATTGTCTCCAACGATGAGCGCAAGCGCATGGCCTGCGCCCCCCGCGACATCCTCATCGAACAGGTGCAGACCGCCCCTCCTCAGACCTACAACCCCAACAACACCGCCAGTTACGATATCCGTTTCTCCCACGCCATCAAGGTGCTCTTCTTTGCTGTCCAGAACACAACCATCCAGTCGTACTGGTCCAATTACACAACATCCTCACCCACAGTCTGCTCGAGCTCGACAGACGGAGGCTACCTCCTCCTCACAGGATACTTCCCCGGCTCCGACCCCATTGCCGAGACATCCCTTGTGTACGAGAACACCCAGCGTCTTGCGAACATGGGCAGCGACTACTTCTCGCTGGTCGAGCCCTTCTATGCCGCGCCCTCCATCCCCGTGTACGCCGGCTACCACGTCTACTCCTACTCTCTTGACTTTATCTGCTTAGATCCACTTGGAAGTACCAACTATGGCAAACTGACCAACGTTTCGATCAACCCATACTCTAGCAATGATGCCCAGACAGCCTCGAGCGCCTCACCCGCTCAGACCTTCAGATTTATAGTGCTCGCAGTGAACAACAACATAATCAGGATTTCGGGCGGGGCTCTCGGGTTCCCAGTCCTTTAAGGGGGGGTTGGGGTTTTCCCCAAATTTTATTCTTCATTATTCAGCAAAATGTAATAATGAAGACACTCTGTACTTATGTTTTCAAGAAGGCATATACATCTTACCCAATTCCAAGAATCCCTCTGTATGAGAATAGAACATGCCCTTACGACATTCGAGGATCTCTACAAGCGTCTTATGATGGTCGTACAATCTCAATTCAAATAGATAATCCTCGGAGACACATATTGCCTTATTGAGGGTTTTTTCTGGATCCCGATTATATGTGTACACACTCTTGATCTCAATCACACGGTTTTCTGTTGGAATGAAAATATCTGGATAATAATAATGAAATTTATTATCGCCCCCTATATATTGAAATGTAGGAATACAATCATCTTCTCCCGCATAAAATGTCTTGATTCCTTCTTGTTTCAAGATGTCATCAATTGCAATACCTTCATAACCAAGCACCATAAATGTATGTCCATCGTGCGACACATAAGGTCGTCGATGGAATGATGTTGATTGTGCTTTTCGGAACAGTTCTGGGCATTGCATGGGCGACTCAACACCATATTCATCCCTCATCTTCTGCCTATAATGTTCCGATGTCACATAATAGTCTGTCCCATATTCATCCCTCATCTTCTGCTTGCAATGTTCCGATGTCACATAATAGTCTGTCCCATATTTTTCCTTGATAATGGTTTTGAAGGCATCTGTACAACAAAACCATTCATTACCATATTGTTCTTTCATCCGTGCCAAGAAAGAAGGCGACAGGAAGGGTCGTGGTGCACCAAGAGTATTCTGAAAACTCATATCAATTTTATCCTGAATTACCTTGGATTGAAGAGGGAATTCTACGCCATATTTCTCCAAATGAGTCTTTCGGATTTTTTCAAATACATGGGGAAGCATAAAAGCCCTGAGTACGCCATATCTTTCCAGACAGGTCTTTGATGTCTTTTCACGGATATTGGGGCTCTGTTGTGCATAAAGAACACCATGATTTGCCATAGTTGTTTCTGTAATTTTCTTTTTGATGTCTTTATGCTTGGAAGGATTATCAACGCCGTATTTCTTGATTGATGTTGCCTTGGTACGGTCTGTCTTGCAATTCAGGCAGAGTCGACAACGTAATTAATTTGTTCTCCTTGAATTCTTGCTCTGTTGATAAGGAGCGCATCCCATGAGTCTGTAGTTTTTCACATACATTCTTATACTGGGACATCTTTTTTATCTCCAATCTACTAATGGATTTCAATTTTTATAATTTCAGCTGATATCAATATTATAAGTATTTCGATTGAACACCGAACTCAGATGAGAAAGAAGACCCTTGCGATCAAAAACCTGAATCTCAAAGTCGTACCCTTGATCGATTACAGCATCTCGTCTCAATTGTAAATCTTTTGTTTGACTGAGTGTCCATGGAGATTTCACTTCAATACATAGATTCATTTTAGGAATATAAATATCAACATAGTACCGATGCATTTTTCCATCGAATCCCTTGTAAATAATATCAGGGACATCTTTACGTGAAGTGATGACGTCGCCATCTTCCAATTTCGGGTATTTCATAAAAATATGATGTAATGCGATGTCTTTGTACCCCTGAACAGTCAGAACTTTCCCATTAGGACATGTAAAGATTTTCCTCCTATATGAATTGAGTAATATTTTTTCAAAAATTTCAGGTGATTGTGAAACATTCTGTACACCATATTTTCTCATTAGTGTCTGTGTTATTTTATGTTGGATGCCTTTGTTTTGGAACACACACCGGACACCATACCGTAAAACATTTGTCGCACATATTTTTTGCATAATGACAGCATTCATTGCGACATAGGGTACACCATATCGCAGTATATTGGTTGTCCTAATTTAAGCCTTGACTCGTTCGGATTTTGGAGGATATAAAAATCCATAAATTGTCATATTTGTTGTCGCAATCCGTGCACGTATATCTGGGCACTGAAAAATATCCCCTACACCATATCGTTACATTAGTTATTATCATATTTTGTTAGATACATGTACATTTCATAGGATGATCAACATGATAATGAAGTAGGCATGTCTGCCGTACTTTTTCTCGGATCTCAGGCGATTGGAGAGGGTACTGGACGCCTAATCTCTTGAGATTCGTCTCCTCTTTTTGCTGTTTGATGGCAGGATCCTGCGAGATGTGCTCTACACCTCATCTCTCAAGATTGGTGTTCCGCACTTTCGCCTGGACTTCCACCCCGCCTAATAAGATTCGTCTGCCGTTTCTTCTCCTTGATGGAATCATCCTGCGACGGATGATCCACGCCCTGCGTTCTATATTTGTATGACGTGCTTTTTCTCGGATCTCTTTGCTCTGCTGGGGATTCTCGACACCGTACCGTTCCCTCATGGTCGTCTTCATCCGATCCTGTACAACCATACTCTTGGCGACATTATCCACGCCGTACAGTCGTTCCAGTGTTGCCCTACCTTTCTCCCTCATCCCCGCATTCTGCAAAGAACATTTGACACCGTATTTTTTTGGATGGCAGCCTCGGATCGTTCTTGGATCTCCTTATTCTGCATAGGATTCCTGACCCCGTACCGTGCCATATGAGTCGCTTCCGTCTTGGTCTTCCGCGCCTGATAACCACAGGGGCGACACAATGCGCCGTTCGCCACCCCAAGACGGAACGACCGCCTCATCGGCTGATTGCACTAGGTGCACAGACACTCAAGGATCGTATCGCTCCCAATCTTTTCCAGCGCATAGCGGTTCACCACCGTGTAATCTTCTTCTCCGTACAGATCTCCTCCTGGAGGGGAGAATCATAAGGAGAAGAGTGAAAAGCAAGGATATGATGAAAAAGAATTTTCTTTCCTAATGAAGCAAGCATAGAGGATTTTATTTTTGTTTTCATAATAACTTTCTGGTAGGAAACATTTTTTTCATTAAGAAAAGTATTAAGACGTACTCTATTTTTGCCAAGTAATAGTACATTCTGTGAGTTTCGCTATCATTCATTTAAGAAGGAAAAATTTATTCACAGCATGATGCCTGACCACATGTCCGCTGGTGATCTTGAAAATAAGATTCAAGCCAGAAAGACATATTGCATTGTGTACATAGGAATTCAGAAGGGGCATGATCGACAGGGATGGGGTAGTTCTTCCTATCGAGGCCATGATCATAGTACAGGTAGTGCACCGAGAGAGGATGATCGGAGAGATGCGAGACGTCCTCATAGTATCGCAACCACCGGATCAGTTCCTGCTCGCGTTTGGCCATGGGCATCCTGATCGATCGGGACGGATCTGGATTGTACCGGAGGAAGAGCACCGGCACACCTCCTTCATCGCCAAAGATATTGATCATCCTCTTGATCTCGCCCTCGGCGCAGTAGGACCGGTGCTGATTCTCATCCACCTCGACAAATATTTTGTGGGTGCCGTGGTCGTACTCGATCTCTTTTTCTTCGGCATGCCGCTGTCCGCACGTGTAGGACACCTTCCGACCGACCGTATCTGGGCGACGGTAATGCGAAGTCAGGATCTCAATGACTCGTTTCTCACGGAATTTCTGATAACGGCGATAGCGATGATTGTCCTTTTCCAGACAACAGTAATTCACGCACAGACCGTCCCGCAATCGATCCAATCGCCCGCATTTTCCACATGAACGCTCAATCAGAGAGATGTCGTGTTCAGTCTTGTGCTCTTCGCAGTGCAGTGGGGTCTGGACGCCATACTCCGCCATGTTAGTACACATTTTTTTCCGACAGCGCCGTGATGGATTCTGGATCATGCCATCCTTCTTGTGCTGGGTGCATGCCGTCGGGGGATTGCACGGGATGCCGTACGATGCCCGTTTCTCGCACCCGGTGTGCTCGCATATTTTATGCTTCACATCGATCATGTCCGGTTCTCGATGATCGG